TCGTCACGAACCGCGTACCGGCCGGCAACGCCTACGTCGTACAGTCTGGCCAGGTCGGCCAGATGCGCGTCGAGCAGCCGTTGCAGACCACGCAATGGTACGAGCAGGAGACCGAGCGTTTCTGGACACAGAGCAGCGTCCGTCCGCTCATGTTCTGCGACAACCGGTTCGCCGTCCTGAAGTTCACCAACCTCGCCGGGTAAGGAGGGAACATGGCACAGGAACTGCATGGCGCCGACCCCACCGCTACGGCTGGGGAGGACTATGAGGTGCCGGAGGAGTACGCAGGTCAGGGTGACACTCGTGTCATCCGTGCACTCCGGTTCCTCTACACGGTCTCTCGCGAGGACGCCTCCGGGATGATCGTGGTCGAGCCTCAGGAGGCTCTGGAAGGAGAGAAGGTCACCCTCGAACAGATCGGTCTCATCGCCCAGATGAAGGGCGAGGAATCTCATTCGTTCTACACGGACGATGAGCGGGAGCGGATCGAGTCGGGTGGCAACCCGGACGAGCCGGCAACACTCCCGTCCGGCGACGTCAGCTCGCTCGGTGAGTACGAGCTGGCGGAGTACATCAAGGGCGACAACCCGAACGGCAAGGAGCTGACGGTGAACGAGACCGTCGCACTGGCGCAGGGCGACAAGGACTTCGCCCATCGTCTGCTCCAGGCCGAGAACATCGCAACTGATGGTGAGCCTCGCAAGGGCGTCGAGGCAGGGCTCACGTCGATCATCGAATCGGAGTAGGTCATGGCTGAACTCAAAGCCTTGACGTACGTCAATGTTCCGTTCCTGGACGGTGGGGCGGGACGTAGCTACAAGCCGGGTGACATGATTCCCGATACCGATTTTGCGGAGTCGGTCGAGCTGGGAACATCAGCCATCGGGGAAGACGATTGGGATGGCAAGGAGTCAGCCGAGTCGATGATTGCGAAGTTGATCGACGGCGGCGCGCTCTCGGAGGATCCCGACGCCGAACTGCACCCGGCTCACCGTCCTGTTGAACCCGGCACTCCTACAGTTGCGGGACTCGTCGAGCAGGCGAAGTTCCTCGTGGCTGAGATGGAGGAGGCCGGGGAGCCGGTTCCCGATGAGCTTCGCCTAATGGCGGAGTCAAGGGAGCTGGTAGGAACGGACGACGAGGCAGCAGGGGGTGACGCAAGTGCATAACGGAACAACCCTCTGGATCTGCGAGAAGTGGTCGGATGAAGCCGTCAAGTTCGCTCAGCGCAAGCTGGAACGGATCGACGTGCGGCGGATTCCGATCTCACACGGGATCGAGGTCGCAAAGCTCGTTCCTATCAAGACGGGGATCTCCTCAGCGTTTTTGCGGGCGCTGGTTGGTCCTCCTGAGGAGTGCGCCGAAGTTGTCGGCAACCTTCTCGTGAACGAGGGGATCCAGAGGTTGCAAGACCTCACCATGATCGCCACGCCGCTGACGAACCAGACAGCGGCGAATGCCTGGGGTACCACCAACGCCTATCTCGGGGTAGGCGACTCGGTCACGGCAGAAGTGGCAACGCAGACGGAGCTTCAGGCTGCGACTAACCGCTTCTACAAGATCATGAACTCGACCTTCCCCTCGCGCGCGTCTCAGACGGTCTCGTTTGCCTCGGACTTCATTACCTCCGAGGCGAACTACGTCTGGGCCGAGTGGTCAATTGCGGCGGGCGCTACGACAGTGTCGGGTGGCGGGTTCACATCGGGAACGGTGAACCTCAACCGGAAGGTCGCAGCTCTCGGCACGAAGGCGTCCGGTACATGGACGCTGACAGCTCAGGTGACGCTCTCCTGAGGTCAGGCTGCGCCGTCCCATCCGCAAGGGGCGGCGCAGCGCCTAACTAATATGAGCGAGACATTCTCCTATGAGAACGATGGAACCTACGTCCGTACGGGCGAGTGCTGTCGTTGCGGAGAATGTTGCTGGGGCGATCCCTTTCAGGGTGAGATGGGAGAAGCTCCGATCCCCGGAGCTTGTCCCCTCTTGGCTCTCGCGGGCGGGCGCTACGCCTGCTCTGATCGTTTGAACTCGTACTACCTGAATGGCTGCAACGTCTGGCCGACGCATCCTCTGCAGATCGCGGATAAGCCGAGCTGTACATACAAGTTTGAGAAGATCGCCTAATGGCAACCTTCATTGGTGAAATCTCTGCGTCGGCTACTAGCGTCGCTATCCCTACTCATCAGCCGGGTGATTTGATTGTAATTGTTTCGCGCGGTCCTACTACTGTCCCAACGCCACCTGCTGCTGGCGGAACAGTTCCCACCTTTGTGAATCTTAGCGGTGCTGGAGGTAGTGGCGTTTGCTATTCGTGCTATATTGCATATGCTACTGCATCGAATCATACTACTGGAACCTGGAGCAACGCGACGGAGATGATAGCTGCGGTATTCCGTCCAGCAGCGGGGAATTCATTTCTTAAGGGTGCTGGAGGCGGTGGTCAACAAGCTGTTGCTGCTAGTATTGTTTACCCGGCTGGTGCAGCCCCATTTGGAAAGCTCAATGGAACTTCTCTAGGTCTACGACTTGCTGCTCGCGCTTCGTTGGATGCCAATATGGGCAATCCTCCGACTGGATGGACAAGCGCGGGTGTTGAACCTGCGGCTCCGAATGGTCTTGTAACACTGCACTATCGCTTTGCCATAACCGTGCAACCAGTTGCCGACACGGTAACTATGGCAACTAGTGCTCAGGAACGTGCAGGTACATTTGAGATTTTCGAGGGTATCTTTGTTTCGGATTCGGATACGAACGGAGCAACAACCGAGACAGCTACCGCCGCACTCAAAACGCCGAAGCAGTATCTGCTGGGATCTGGGGCTGATGGAAACTTTGCCGCTCTGGCCGATGGAGTCGATCAGACGGCGGCTTCGCGTACGGACGGCTGGACGGTAGCCAAGACCGCAGCTGGCAACGCTTCGGACTTCGATGCGGGCACCAAGCAGCTCGCGACTTCTTTTGCGACGGCGTCAGGCAAGCCGTCGGCAATTCTGATCGGTACGACCGCTAATGCATTCAAGACTCCTGCCGTTCTGAACGGAGGGTTCGTAGCGGGGGCATGGATTCTTTCATTTGCAGTCAGAGCCGTCACCCTCTCTGCGCAGGCAGGACGAGCGCGCGTCCGTGTCTACAAGGGATCGGCCGCGGATGGGTCGAACGCGGTAGAGCTGACATCAGGTACGCAGGTTGGCTCAACTACCGGGACTCTCTCCACGACCGTAGATGTAGTTTCTACCGTCACTTGGGTTCCGGGCGCGATCACTCTGAACAATGAGTACCTCTTCTTCGTGGTCGCTTGGGAAATTACAACGCAATCAGGTAGCACCTCGGCCGATGTTGTTCTGCGAACGGGGCAAGCAGCCGCCGGTACTGGAGTCGTAACTTCTTCATTCACTCCCTCGACTCCAATTTCAGCGACCGATGCGAACGGGACGACGACCGAATCTGCCTCTGTTGCGGTTGCTCCCCTTACTCTGATCGATGACTTCAATCGGGCGAATGGCGCGATCTACGCGGGCGCGGGCGCGGCAATCTGGACGGGTCACGGGATCGGAAATACCACCCCGGCTACTAACTCCGCTGTCATTGGGAACCAGGCCGGGGTCCTCGCCGCCAACGCCAGTTGCGCCTCGCTTCTACTCATGCAGTCAGACTTCGATATGACCTGGGACTGCGTAGTTGCGCCGGGTGGCGGTGCGGGAGCGAACTTCTACGTCTGCTTGAGTAACTACGATCAGGGCACTTGGAACGGCATCGCTATTGGATACAATGCCGGTACTTGGTACGCGACCTCCTACACCGCAGGTAGCGGTTCTCCAGCAGGAAGCGCAGCCAGTGCCGCGATCCAAGCTGGTGAGACGTATCTCATCTCGAAGAGAGGGACAACTGTCTCTTTCTTCAAGTCAACTACTGGCGGACCATTCACGTTGATTATGAGTTTCGGCGTAGCGGGCACTTTCGGAGCTGGCGCTTTCGGCACAGTCTTCACCGATACAACGCAGCGCTGGGACAACCTTCGCGGCGGGCCTCTAGCTCCCATTCCGATATCGAGTACGGATGCGAATGGAGCGACGACCGAGAGTGCGTCCTTCGTTGCTCAATTGGTCGGGACCGACCCGACTGGTCCGGAGATTGAGCTAGCTACACTAGTCACGCAACTGTCGGCCTCCGACTTGAACGGGACGACGACCGAGGCTGCGACGCCAAATACCCTGGTTGCCTCGACGGATACGAACGGAACGACAACCGAGTCTCAATCCGTCAATATAGTTCAGGCGGTCTCAGCAACCGACACGAATGGAACGACGACTGAGGCGCAGTCGGTCGTTGTTTCGATCTCGACCTCGGATGCGACTGGGACGGCGACCGAAGCGCAATCAGTCAAGGGCGTCGTCTCTACCGCTGATGTCAACGGGACTGTGACCGAAGTCGGGACGGCAGTCCAGGGAGTCGTCCCGATCAGCGGATCGGACTCGGGCTCAGGTTCTGAGACTGCGACGGTGAAGGCGGTTCTTGCCGTAGCCGACGGAATGGCGGGGGTATCGTACCACGACACAATTGTCGGTGGCGGGCCATACGCCTACTATCGCTTGGGTGAGTCCTCGGGAACGAGTGCCGCTGAAGAGATCAGCGGATACAGCGGTACCTTTGTCGGTAGTCATGGAGGCCCAACTCTCGGACAGGCGGGGATCCCCGGCGGGCAAGGGAGCACAGCGATAGGAGGAACGGGTGGCGACTCGGTAGCTCTAACCAATCTCCCGGTCGCTTGGACGTTCAATCAGAACTTCACCTTTGAGGCGTGGCACAAGCTGACATCCTCGGGCGATGTGGGTCTGAAAGACTACGGGATCGTCGGCGCTTGGCGTAATACCATTGGCAACGACCTCAAGATGATGATCTGGGCCGACTTTTTCTCGTCAACCGGGAACTACGGAGTTGCGCATGATGACTCACCCACCTATCTGACCTCGACGGTAGCTCCGACCCTCAACGTCTGGCACCATCTCGTTGCTACATATGAGTTCGCAGCCGGTGTTTACACCTGGCGCTTCTATGTGGATGGGATCCTTGCGGATACGAAGGTTCATCAGAACCCGTCTATCCCAAGTCCGACCAACTATTTTGAGATCGGTTCCTACGCGGGTGGCACCCAGAACTTCGTAGGAGTAATTGACGAGACTGCGTTTTACCAACGTGCCCTCGCGCCCGCAGAGATCCTCAATCACTACAACGTTGGTATGGGGCTCGTCTCCGGAGGGGCGAGCGAGACCGCCACCGTCAATACGAGCAACGCGATCTCGGCGAGCGACTCCGGCAGCGGTAGCGACTCCGCAACTCTCAAGGTCGCAGTCTCTTCCTCGGATGCCGGCCTCGGTTCCGAGTCTCAGAGCCTAGCGGCTGGCGGGCTAGTCTCGTCCTCCGATACGAACCTGCCCGTCACGGAATCTCCTGTTGTACGAGCCTTCCTCACGTCTTCGGAGGTCTCCGGGCCGACTACCGAGTTTGCGCTAGCTCCCGCAGGCTCTCTCCCCGGCTTCGACACAGGGACGGGATCCGACCTCGCATCTCTCATCGTCAAGGTAGCGGCGACCGACTTGAACGGGACGACGACCGAGACGGCTGCGCCTGCCGTCCCGGTCCTGACGATCGATGCGGGAACCAGCAGCGAGAGTACGAGCGTCAGCGTCAAGCTAACGGCGACCGACTCGGGGACAGACAGCGAGAGTGCGGCGACCGGTCAAGGCGCGGCGGTCTCCGGATCCGATTCTGGGTCGGCCGTGGAGGGCGCGTTTGTTCTCGTCCTGGTCACGTCGGTTGATCATAACGGTGTCGCCGTTGAGTCGGCCTCGCTTCTCTTCCTGACTCAAGGGTCCGATCTCGGGACAGGGATCGAATCTGCCTCGATATTGGCGCGGATATCTACTTTCGACGCCGGGATCGAGACTTCCAGCGGCTCGGTCGTTGTACGAATCTTCGCGCTCGACAGCGGCACGGCAACCGAGATTGTCACCGGCCAGGCGTTTTCGACCGGCGACAGCGGGGCTGGTCTTGATCTAGAGACGCTTCGCGCGGCGATCAACGATAGCGACCTTGGTTACGCGAGCGACGATGAGACTCGCTGGCCTCCTTTGTCCATCTTTCCTTCCATCCCGGCAGGGTCTATACTCGGGATGGCGAGGGGAGAAGTCAGCTCCCCAACTCTTTGGCGAGACGGGAAGATTGTCGGGATGGCCAGGGGAGATCGTGAGTCCCCTGCCACAGGAAGGATCCTCAAATGACAGTAGTTTCGTTCACAGACTACACACCGGTCCCAAGGTTCGATGACGTACCTTGGACAACCATCCTGATCGAGGAGAGCGCAGCTGACACCGGTCCCTGGGATCTGATTGACACCCAGGCGATGGTCCCCATCGACGCCGATCCCTCTGACCCAATCTCTCGTTCGTTCACTACCGACCAGGCTACGCTCGACCACGGTTGGTACAAGGTCTCGTTCGCTGACTCCAATAACAACATCGTGGAGACGGTACCGACCTTCAACGGCGAGGCTATCGAGTGGGTCCCGACCCTCACCGATGTCGCGGCCGTCAACTTGATCCGCACCCGGGATACGAACGGGACTCTGCAGAACACCTTCAACGATAACACGGTTCCGACTGATGATCAGGCGCGGATGTGTATCAATAAGGCGGTCAATAATGTCCGGCCGATGATTGGGACCGACGTTCCCGAGGACCTGATCCAGGAGGCGCAGGACGTCACGTCTCTCCGAGCGATGATGTACATCGAGTTGTCGTTTTACGGGAATGAGGTCGCCCAGCAGCGTTCGATCTACGCTCAGCTGAAAGTCCTGTTCGATGAGAAGATCAAGACTTTGGCGCAAGCAATTGCAGCCGAAGAGTCCGGGCAGAGTCCGACCGACGCGCTCGCGGGCGCAGGAACTATGCCGTCCTACGGCTTCCCGCCTGACGACAATATGTACTGGAGACCCTGGTAGTGTCCGCCGCTGCTCCCAGATTTCTTGAAGTCAAGATCTTCGGAACCGAGAGGGTCAATCGCCAACTCTTCCGAGGTGCGTTAGCGGTCGGCAACATGCAGCCCGCTCTGGAAGAGGTCGCGGACGATATGATGTACGCGATTCAGCAGAACTTCAATAGTCAGGGTCGGCGCGGCGGTGGTAGTTGGAAGTTCCTCGACAAGAACACCATCAACGAGAAGGCGAGGAAGGGCCAGGAGCCGTTCATCCTGATCGCGACTGGCGCGCTCTACGACTCGATGACGCAGCGTGGGGATTCCAATCAGCGCCTGGAAGTCACCGATCATTACGTCAGCCTCTCGTCCGAGCTTTCGTACGCCGACATTCACGTGACCGGCGGCGAGCATATGCCCAAGCGCGACTACACTCAACTATTGACGAGCGACCGCCTGCGTTGGGTAGCAATCTGCGAGGGATACCTGGAGCGCGCGATGAGTGTCGAATGACCGACAGCATCTTCGGACCCATCTTTGACGGCAGCGTTCTCACGCGAGCCGTCTTGGCAACTCTGAAAAGTTGGTTCCCGACCTACCTGCACGAGATCGAGCTTCAACGAGGTTACCCGGTTAGGAAGATCCCGCCGCCTCGGACGTATGTTGAGCGTTGGCGGTTCGACTCCTTCCCCGACGAGCAGATCCCGATAGTCGTAGCGGTCTGCCCCGGGATGGCTCAGCCGCCGACGGCGAGCGGTGATGGAGTAATAGGCGGCTGGTGGGCACTCGGGGTGGGTGTGATAGCTGCGGCGAACACGGAAGAGAACTCAGAGCGTCTCGCCAAGATATACGGAGCGGCGGCCAGAGCGATCTTGGAGCAGAAGAGCTACCTGGACGACAGTTGGGAGTTCAGCGGGATCAATGTCCTCAATGAGAGCTACGAGGATATCCCCGACACGGAGCAATCTCGTACCATGAGAGCAGCTCAAGTAATTTGTCGTGTCCGGGTAGAGAACATCGTCACCAAGGGAGCCGGTCCAGCCTCTCCTGACGCTCCCGATCCGGATACTCAGCCTGGATCGGTATGGCCTGATGTCCAGAAGGTGTTCGTCGATATCGAACGAATGGAGGAGGGATAGTGCCAAAGCCCACGGGTTCAACTTCCTACCGGTTCATCGGTCCTCATGCCACTGTGCTGGAGGCCGGCACGCCGCTCGGTCCGGGCGACTTCATCGATCTGGATGAGACAACGGGCCACGACCAGCGATTGGTGGATGAGGGCTGGTTGATCCAAGTCGATTCAGTCAATCCTCAGGCCACCAAAGCCTCAACGAAGAAGGAGGACGACAAATGAGTACAGTACTCGTTCGTCCTGGCGTCAACATCTCGCTGCGAACCACGCCGCCGACTCGCAGCGCGCCGACCGATACCGGCGTTTGGTTCGTCGCTGGTCTCGCGGATTCGGGGCCGGTGGTCCCGACCCTCGTTCAGAACATGTCCGACTTCACCCGTATCTTCGGGCCGCGCGTCTCGTACAGCGTTCTGTACGATGCCCTGGATACCTACTTCCGTGAGGGCGGGGCATCGGCCTACGTCGCTCGCGTGGTCGGCCCTGCGGCCGTCACGGCTTCTCGCAACCTCCTCGACGGGAGCGCAGCGATCTCTCTCGCGGTCACTGCGCTCGGGCCGGGAGCGAGCGGCAACAACATCAAGGTCGGCGTCCGGGCGGGCGGCGCGGGCGGCACGTTCGTGCTCTTCGTTCAGGACGTGAACAACACCGAGGTCGAGACCAGTCCGGATCTCGTTGACCCGAACGCGGCGGTCCTTTGGGCGCAGGGATCCGCTTACATCCGCGCAGCTCTCGGAGTCTCTCTCAACGATCCGGCTGTCGTCTCCGCGTCCGCTCTGACCGGCGGAAACGACGACAAGGCGAACATCGTCGATGCTCAGTGGCTGACTGCGCTCAACGCTCTCACGAGCGATCTCGGTCCTGGCCAGGTCTCGGCCCCGGGCCGGACGACCGACGTGGGGCATCAGCAGTTGGTCGATCACGCTGGCTCTCACCGGCGCGTCGCGCTCCTCGATGCTCCGGATACCTCGACCGTCGCAACCCTGACTGCGAGTGCGGTAGGGGCGCGGACGGGATCGCAGAAGTTCGCGGCGATGTTCTGGCCATGGCTGATCGTCCCGGGCATCGTCTCTGGATCGACTCGTTCGGTTCCTCCGTCAGCTCTGATTGCCGGCCT